AGTTCAATCATTGATTTTACCTTTGTAATAATAGTAAATTTAATTCCCTTTGGAGGAAGTGTATCAATTTTCTCTTTGATTTCTGTTAAATTATCTCTACTATAAAACACTGGATTGATTAAGTCGTTATAGTTTTTATAACTGGAAGCCAAACCAAAAGATTTGATAACTCTTTCATCTAAAGGTTTTAACCATAAATCCTTGAAATATGTTTTATGATTTCTATTCATATCTTTGAGATCTCTATATCTCATAGTTTCTGTATGACCAACTTTATCCCATTCATAAAAGTCATTATTTTTAACGTCTTTGTATGATACATTCGGAATGAGTGATTCTAACTCAATCTCATCTTCATCTGTCAACGATTTCACAACTTCCTCAACAATTTCTTTCTCTGTTGCTTCTTTGACTTCTACTTTTCCGACTTCTTTATTATCGACTACCACGGTATTATCCGCAGTAGCCTCTTTTAAAGTTTCGGTAAGTTTTACATCTTCCTTTGCTTTTGCCATTTATGTAAACCACCTTTATTATTTTTATTATGCTAATGTAAATACTCCGAAATATTGTGGCAATAACAAACCAATACCAAGTTTTGTCTGAATCTGAATGTCAATAGTCTGGTCGTTATTTTTCTTACCAGTTGTATCCATTTCGGAACGAGTGTCGCCAATGAATTCTAATTTAATAGGCTTAACATCTCCGCCCATAATAAAGATTTTAGAATCATCTAATGCCACGTCAAAAGTTCCAGATTTCAAAGTCTGTGGAATAACCATAAGGGTATTTCCTTCCCAGTCTCCAATAGAACCTGTCTGTGCTTTTGCTTCTTTCTGAGAATTGGCAAACATTTTGTCTGGAATAATACCAGCAAATTTTCTCAATGCTCCTTTAGTACCAGCAATTGTAATAGAATTATATCCACCAGCAGCCTGTACTAAATCAACCAAAGCTCCAATTGCTTCTTCACTATTACCACTTTTACTAAATTCAGAAGGAACGGAGTTTGCAGCGTTCTGGAATTGTGCGTATAATCTATCCTGAATATATTTATTTACGGATTTATAAATCTTATCCATTACTCTTTCAAGTCCTGTAATGCCAAGTAAGAATCTTTCAAGTTCTTCGTAAACATGAATATAAATCCATTCGCTAGGTAATGTAACTTCCTGACCTACATCAATTGCCTGTCTATTCGTATCCCAATGGTTACCAGCAAAACTTGCGACAGAAAGTAAACCACCTTCAGAATAGAAAGCAGTTTTATCCCCTAATGCTCTATTTTTCATTTCTACAAAGGCATTGATAAAAGGGGAGTCCATTACATCTTCTCCAATAGTAACATTTGTCATTTCTTCCATAATTTCAAATAATACAATGTTGTTACGTCTAAATGCCTGATATAATGTTTTACCTTTTAAAATCTCTTTATCGATTTTTTCTCTTAAATGATTTTCTAAATCTACTTTACTCAATTTACCGTTTTCTAACTGAGAAGTAAAATCACCTCTTGCTAAATCCAATGTCAAATCATAAATAGTTTCTTGTTCTTTTGAAAAGTCTGTTTTTTTACCGTACATATGTATGTTCCTCCTATTCTTATACTAATTTGGTTACTTTAACTTCCATCAATTCTCTGGAATATCCGTAAGTATTTGCTGTTGTGACAAGAGATGCACCGCTAATTCTTTTTCTCATTACAGTTCCTTCAAATGCGGAATCTGGAACAGATGTAGCAGATGCCACCAATTTACCAGTTGCGTCAATAGTCACATAATTATCTTTTAAAAATAATGCCTGTGTTGCTACAGTTACGCCTTCTTTTGTAATAGCAAATTCATCAGTCAAAGCAATCATTCTTACTCTGAATTTTGTTCCTGCTGGAATAATAAATTTATCTTTTCTCTGATTAGATGTAAGACTTTCATTCGCATCCCATGCTGGCTGGTCTACTACAACAACAGGGTTTCCAGCTGATAAGCCAGTAGCAAAGTTGTAAGTAACAGATTCGCCTGTTGCCAATTTATTCAAATAACCAAATGTTCCGTTTTCGATGTCTACTGTGCTGATACAGTCAAAAATTCTTTCTGCACCTTTCGTACTTTTCATGTCAGAGCTTTCAAATACTGTAAATACTGCCATAATATAAATTCCTCCTTAAGTTATCTTCCTACTTTAATGTTTCCGTATTTTGTATGGACAATATTTGCATCTTCATTAGGTTCTGGAATGTCCGCAACCAGAGGTTTGATACTATTTTCTTTCTTTGTAAAATTTGTATTTAGAGTTTTTGAAGTGTACATAATCGCACATTTTGCTTCAATTTCATCTAAAGTTAAACTTTCTTTGCTTTCTTTCAATTTTGTGTAATCTTCAATATCCGCTAAATGTTCATCAAATTTTGCGAAACATTCAACTTTCTTTTCAGTTGTTTCTTTTTCAAATCTTTCATTTTCAGCAATCACATAAGCGTCATATTTTGGTTTAATTCCGTCATAATCTTCTTTCAAAGTTGTAAAATCAGTTTCTACTGTTTCCTTCTCTGTCGTAACTGTTCCAATCTTTTCTTCTGCTGTTTTTGTAAAATCTTCTAATTCTTCTGCAAAAGAAAAAGCACCCAAAATTTCTTGAGTACCTTCGATGAAATCTTCATATTTTGTTTTCTTACGTGTTTTTGTTGCGAAGTCAATAACTGGTAAATCTCCTTCCATGGTAAATTTAAAACCATAGAAATTATAATGATCTTCTCTGTTAACTACGATAACTTCATCTTCTTGAATATCAATGGCTCTATATGTAGAAACCATATCTCCCCAATAATCTCTAGTCTGTTCCTTGGCAGAAACAATACTTGCGATTTCCTGAAACTGCTCCATGACAGTTAAAGAAAAATCTGGTGTCGGTGTTTTATCCACTTGTATTCCTCCTTCTTCATTTTCCTTACTATTTTTAACAAAATTTGTGTAACAGTTTAATTTGTCTGATAATTCAGTTTGAATATTTTTTACAAAATCGTTCATTGTAAATTGAACTTCTACGGTAGAATTTATCATTGCTGGTTCTTGGTCAAATCCTAAAATACAAGCTGCTCTAAAAGATAATTTAGTAAAATGAAATAGAAAATTTTCATCTTCAAAACCTTCAATAGATTTTTCATCTAACTCCATTGATTGTGACTTAATTAAATCTCTATTCATAATTTCTGAACTTCCTTCAAACATATTCCACATGATTCCATCTACAACAAGGAATGTCCTAGTTATCCCATCATCACATAGTCTATCTTCATAGTGAGCATTGTTATCTTCTGAACTTAGAATTGTTCCATAAGCATTTCCCATGTATTTTCTTGTGATAGCACCATTTTTTCTAGTAATCACATACCTATGGTCGCTAAAATCATCTTCTCCAATTGAGTTATCTTCTGTGAAACCGACAATTGGGATATATTCTAGCGTTGGTGTTGCATCATCTACTACTGCTTTTGAAAATGTACAGTTGTTAAAATTCTCTTCTAAGTGCATTAACCATATTCTTACCTTAGTAAATCTACCGTCTTCAGTATCCATTTCACTCAACTTTTGAAACATTACAGGAAATTCATTTTTCTTTACTTCCAAATACTTCTCACCTCCTTTCATCATCTTTTTCCATTTGCATCTGAATCTTCAGTTTTTTGCCCACTAACATCTAGCGTCTGTCCTTTTGAATCATTAGTTGGTCTTCCAGTATCAGAAGAACTCTGCGTATATGAAGTTGAAATAGGTATCATTTTATTTTGGAAATCAAATACTTTTTCTTGCAATAAAAAAGCACCCTCAATTTTAGAAGGTGTCATATCTAAAGAAGCTAACCATCTTGGTATTGTTGGTGCGCCTAAAGTACAAGAATCTTTATATCTTGTTGAAACTTTATCAATATTATAAATAGTAGTATTCAATAAAAAGAATGAAAACTTAAAACTCTTGCTATTGAATTTACCAATTTTAATACCTCTGTTTATCCATCTTTCAAATTGCCGATAAGTCCCGTATATAATACTAGAGTCATTTTCGATAGAATTATTTAGTGCAGTTCCACTAGAAGAACCATTGAACATTTCATTAGAAACACCCCCAGAATTATATAAATCCGTTGTAGCATCATTTACATTATTTTGAGAATTGGAAGAATCTTTAAATGAAATTGCTTGACCATCAGAGCCAAGAGTATGAATAAGTCCAATATCATCTGACATACTTTCTTTGTTCATTTCTGCAAATACTCCTAATGTATCAGGTGT